TCCAATAATCTTCAAGGTATCTGTAATTCACTGCGGAATTCTTCGATGCCTTCCGCTGCTTCTCGACATATCTGACAGTCTGAAGGACAGGCTTTTTCAGCTCAATCATCCGGTATATATCGTAGTACCCGAACCGCTTGCAGGCTTCCAGCTCTTCCGGCAGTCGGAGCCCCACATTTCCATCGCGGACGGTTTTGTAAAACCGGAGGTCCTCCATCTTCAATTGCCAAACCCGGCACATCGCCAGCTCGTCCTTATTGAGGCCCAGCATCTGCGCCGGGCGGTTTTCTTTCCAGTTGATATAAATGAGCTTCGGCGTGCCCGTCTCGGCCGGCCGGGTCATCTCCCTGTTGCTGTATTCCGTTTCGATCATTTCAGCGACGAGGCTCCCGACGCCCTGCACCAGCAGATTCTCGATTGCCGGCCTTTTCTGCCAGATCTTCAGGTATGTCACTGGGTAAAGATCGCCTTTACATTTTAGGAAAAGATTCAACTTGCTGTTTTCAGCTGTAGAACCTTCAAGCTGCTTCTTGTCCCACGGGAACACCGTCGGCGTCACGCCCCATACGTCGTCGAACTTTTTAAGCTGCGTCCATTTGTGGTGGAACGAGATGTTGCCGCCGATGAACTTGACATATGCTTTCAGGCGAACGATTTTTCTGTTTTCGACGACGTAGGCCTCGTACGGCTCCGTCCGATATGTAACGTGCGCTTCCTTGTCGATGCTCTTGATCACAACCCAGCCAATCAGCACCAACTTTTCCTCCAGCCGGCAGATGGTCATCGGCTCCGACCACGACTCTTCCGGGTTCCTCAGCCAGGATATATGACGTGCCGTGACCTGGGCGCCGCATTCCGAGCAGAGTGTTTCATTGCCGCTGATGATCCGCTCCCCTGTATTCGGATGGAAGAAACCGAACGGCGCCGGCGGGCTCCCATATGCGCAGCCTCCCGTATCAACAGAGGAATATCCCGTCTTCACTGATGCGCCACAGGCGCTGCACGTTACGCGGACACACTTCTCCGTCATCCCGGTCAGCGGTTCTATGTACTTGTCCGCTCTATAGACCAATAGGTTCTTTTTAAGCATCCCCTTATTTAATAACCACTCCATGAGCCCATCCGGCGGTTTTGTCGGCAGTAGCGGCGCATAATCGATCTGCTCCATGGGACCCTCACGAAAGGAAGGACGCCAGGTCAATCATCGGCGCGGCCGTAGTCACCGCCTGGATCGGCGCCGGCGCGACAGGCTGCGCACCCAGCGCAGGTAAGCCGTAAAACTCCCGCAGAATTTTATCGGCCTCGGCCGGCATCACACAGGCGAAGTTGCCCGTTTTGTGCTTGTCGGCGTAGGCTTTGATCTTCTTTTCAGCGTTGGCGATCGACAGCTCCGGGTTGTCCAGGTCCTGCATGATCAGCTCGGCGCTCTTCGGCTCGTGGCGGCAGATATCTTTCAGCTGCTCCCCGACCATCCACACCGCTGTACGCTCTTTTCCCTGTTGAGCCGCGATTTTCTCTACTGCTTGACTTAACATTATGTATCCTCCTGTCTTTTCTTTTTCCGTCCATTGACTCGCACATATTCGCAAAAGGCATAGAACCCGAGATCCTGCCAGCGCCGCCCCCAATATGCGGCGGCAGTCATTATGCAGGCCGCTCCGTTGGGGCTGCCGGCCACCGGCGCAAGGACGCGGACGGGGCGCTTATAATCCGGATGAGAAACATCCCATAGGGTCCGTCCCTTGTACCCCGGGTAGGCGGCTTGGTATTTCGGGGTGCTTGCTTTTCCTTCCCGCCTCCTGGGCTTTTTGGTTTTTACACCGCCCATTCGGATGCGCCTCCATTCATGACGTTACCCATCGGCCTGTACCCCTTTGGGTCGATATCGCGCGGTGTGTGCCAGTCATTGCCCGCGATTCGGTCGATGAGGTGCCGGGCAGAATCGAACGACCATGAGCCGACATGCTCGAATCCCCTACCCTCCAATAATCGAATTTGTCGCGGCGTCGTGAGCCCCTCCGTCCGGCGCTTGTCGAGCCGGTCGAGCAGCAGCTTGGCCTTACCGGCGTTGTCGATGTCGTCCGGAAGGATGCCGAGTTTTTCGAGCGTCATCCGCTGCTTGTCCGACGGCGGGCCCATCTCCCACCCGAAGGCTGGGGTATACCCGGTAAGATCCTGGGCCTGGATGCTCATTTCAAACTGCAAAGGATCGACCAACTTGCGCTTCCTGTTCTTCATCTCCTGGAGCTGCTTCGCAAGTGCTTCTTCCCGGGCGGCCACGACATCGGACTCCGCCTGTTTCTCGCCCTCAACCAGGTCGACCGGGCAGCCGGCCGCCTCGACGATCTCCGTCATCTTCTGCGCGACTTCCTCGTTCTCACAGATCAAGTGGGCAGGGTGACAGAGCTCATGGCGCTCGGTGTGCCAAAGGAAGTCGAGCAGGAGCAGGTATTCCTTGCCGGGAAAAAGCCGGGTACCGCGCCCAACCATCTGACAATAGAGGCTGCGGATCTTAGTCGGGCGTAGCGGGACGATGCAGTCCACCGGCGGGCAGTCCCAGCCCTCCGTCAGGAGCATGGAATTGCACAGGACGTTGTATTTCCCGGCCGCGAAGTCCGAGAGAATCTCAGCGCGGTTTTCGCTGTCCCCGTTGACCTCGGCGGCCTTGAAGCCTTTTGACAAGAGGATCTGCGTGAACTTCTGACTGGTCTTAATTAAAGGAAGAAACACGACAGTTCGTCGGTCCATACAGCATTTCAGCATCTCGTCGGCTATTTGATACAGGTATGGGTCGAGTGCGGTACCGAGATCCGCCGCTTTGAAGTCGCCGGCCTGCGTCCCGACGCCAGTCAGGTCGAGACGCAGCGGAATGGTCTGAGCCTTGATCGGACACAGGTATCCATCCTTGATGGCGCGCGGCAGGGTGTATTCATAGGCAAGCGACTCAAAATATGAGCCCAGGTTGCGCATGTCGCCCCGGTCCGGCGTTGCAGTAACGCCGAGGACCTTGGCCTGATTGAAGTGCCCAAGGACGCGCTGATAGCTGTCACTGATGGCATGGTGAGCCTCGTCGACGATGATGCGACCGAAGTAGTTGGCGGGAAACCGGTTCAAGCGAGATTCGCGCATTAGAGTCTGAACGGACCCGACTGTTACCCTGAACCAGCTATCGAGGCAAGATTCCTCTGCCTTTTCGACAGCACAGCCGAGTCCGGTTGTTTTTGCGAGTTTATCGGCAGCCTGATCGAGCAGCTCCCCCCGATGGGCAAGCACAAGCGCTCTCTCGCCGTTCTGGACCTCGTGCTCGATGATCTTTGAGAAAACAATTGTCTTGCCGGTCCCCGTTGGAAGAACGAGAAGGGTTTTTTGAATGCCCCTCTCCCACTCCTCCAGCACCGCCGCTTTCGCTTCATTTTGATAGCGGCGATCTTCCATCAGAACTTACCCGTCTCATAGCTCGGGGCCGCCGGAGCCTCGTCCGGTTCTAGCCACCGCTGAACGTCGTTGCTCTGCTGCTTGTTGCCGTCCTTGTCGTTCCAGTCGCGGATCTTGATTTTCGCTCTGCCAGTGGCGCCGACGACCTTATTCCAGTTCATCTGGAGCTTTTCGCCGTGTTTCCGCTGCCCGATGGCCGTGAAGAACGAACACAGCTTCCCCTCCTGCGTGGAGTGAAGAAACAGGTTGCAATCAAACGTTGATGCGGCGGAACCGTCGGGAGCCTCAAACCTTACCTTTAGTATGGCCTTATTGCAGGGCGGCAGTTTTTCACTCCCGTTGTGCCTGCCGCGCTCGAAGCTGATAACTTCAAAGTTGTATTCGCCAGCCGGAAGCAGTGAGAATTCGGGGTCTTTCTCGATTGTGTCGTCCCAGCCTAATTCTCTTCCGATATCTGCCATTGTATAGATCCTCCTTAATTATTTCTGTTGGCTTTAATGGCGCCGAAGACCTGCGCCCATGCGCTTACAAGGACGCCCGCCACAAACTGTGGGTCGTAATTGCTGATCGGGGTGCTTTCCGGGTAGTACCCCTTGCCGCCGTTGCCGCAGTGCGAAACGGCCCATTGAATCTCCTGAACCGTAACCCCGTTCATCGTCATGAGGTCGGCAAGGGCCTTGGGAATACCATCCGTCGGCTCGGGCGCATTGTCCATGATGAGTTGTTCGGCGGCAGTAATCGGAGGATCTGGTTCGGGAGGCAGAGGCTCTATGCGCTTCGCCGGCGCATCAAGCGCGCAGGGCTCTTTGAGCTCTTCCGCCAGCGTTTTCGTGGGGGCTGTGGTATCCGGTATCGATCTGCCGTGGACAACGTGCGAAATCTCGCTGAACTCAAACGGCAACTCTTCCGCGAGTCCGAATCGGTTTTTGGCGTCCCAGCAATTGTGATGCTGGGTATACATGACACGCTTGCCGCCCTGGGCCTTGTTCTTACCCTTTGCCGCTCCCTGGTTATCGACGTTGACGACGTAGGTCTTATAGTTGACGAACAGAATCATGTCCGCCCACTCCTTGACGAGCGCAGCGATCTTCTTTTCGAGTTTTAGCTCCCACCGATCATAGGCCCCGAGTTCGTCCGGCTGCTCGAATTTCCGCATCTGAGCGTGAGCAATCAGGAAGATATTCATGTCGCTCTGAGCCCAGATATCGGTCAGGAGGTTCAGCATCCGCCCAAACTCTTCCTCGACGTAGACATAGCCTTTGCCGTATCCGAAATCCTCGATGCCGCTGACCTTTTTTGTGTCGCATATGTGCTGGATGCAGAACGTTTCCGCCCAGTCAGCCGTGTCAATGACGAGCGTTTGCCACGGATTCGGATTTGCCTTTATGTATTTGATCTGCTCCAGTAGCATGGTCCAGCTCGTCGGAAGGTCCATCCTGGCGACGGAGATATCCAGCGATCCTCGTTCCGTATCGAAGAAAAGCGGCGTCGGCCACTTGGACGCGAACGTAGTTTTACCTATCCCTTCGGGACCGTATAGGACGGCCTTGACGGCCCTTTCCTTGATTCTCCCCTTGATGATATTCATCAAAATTCCCCCGTTCTCCATATTGGCACCGAAGCCGCCGCGTCAATATTCGCCTGTGCGACCTGTTCGGCACCGACCACATACCCGTCCTCAATGATGATGCTGCATTCGTCTCCGGTGCTGACGCGCGTGGCAATGGCCTGCAGCCCCTCCGCCTCGAGCCAGTCTCCGAATTCGTGGAGCGTCTTGAGGTCCATCTGCTCCAACTTGTCCAGGAGGACAAAGCCGCACTGCGGGTTGAGCTTCCTGACGATAGCCGTTGCCACCTTGAGCTGGTCGGAGCCGGATATGCAGTCCCACTTCCTGCCGTTGTACGTCAGTTCGCTGTCCTCAACTGACAGACCGGGAAGCGGCAGGGGTGCGCCGGCAAGAAGATCCATCTTCGCTTTTCGGGCGGCATCGATGTCAGCCGTTAGGCCGGCGCACTGTTCGCGGTACTGTCGGGCGTCCTCCTCGGCCTTCTCTCTGTCAAGGTTCGCCCGAACCTTTCGGTTGATGGCGTCTATATCGGAGATGTTGCGCTCAAGCTCATCGGTGTTCTCGTCCTGTAGATCGAGGGCGTCTCTTTGAGCAATCTCCAGATCTTTCCGAACTGCATTCTGCAGTTCAGTGAGCTCCAGAAGCTTTGCTCTTGCTTCATCAACCCGCCGCGCGACATCCTCGGCTTTACCGCGGATTGACGAAAGATTGTTGCGCTTCCTCTGATTTTCGCCGTTCTTGGCGAGAATGTCCTGCTGCTGCCGGATCAGCTTGGAAGCGGATACCGGCTCCTTGGGCGCGTCGGGATAATAGGTCTGCTCCTTTGCGTACTTCTCCTTCTGGTCGGCGATCCGGCCGATCTCAAGGCGTCTGTTGTAAAGCTGCTGCTCCTTCTGCTCCAGTTCGCGGAGCTGGGCGCCCACGCCGATGATCTGCAGGAGCGTCTCGGCCTTCTCCCGGTTGTTCGACTGCATGAAGCGCGGCAGGTTAAGCGCGAGCCTCTCGGTGAACTCGTTGAGGAGTGTCTGACCGGCCTTGCGGCCCTCGGGATCAGTGACCTTCAGGTCGCTGTTCTTCCCCTTGCGCTCGACGATGAGGCCGTTGGACATGACGAGGCGGACGTATGGGGGGATGACCGAGCCTTCACGCTGCGGGGTAGACGGGCGGTAGTCTTCGCCGCCGAGCGCCCATATGATGGTATCGAGGACTGAAGTCTTACCCTGGTTGTTATCACCGCCGATGATGGTGAGGCCGGCGGCCGAGGGCTCCATTTTAACGGCCTTGATGCGCTTGACGTTCTCAGCTTCAAAGATGTTGATTTTTACAGGCATGATGACCTCAACTTTCGTAAATCGTGTAGTCCAACTCGTTCCAGCGCAGAATCTTGCAATCGGGGTCTTTGCTGCTGAACGTCGTCCGGAAATTGTTGTGCAGGTGGCCGTCGCTGCTGAAGTACAGGAACCCTTCAGGCAGGACGCGCCCGACGTTCTCGATCCCTAGCTGCTCGTTGTACCATCTGGTGATGACATCAATCGCAAGGTTTTGAAGCGACGACCAGATGGGGTTGTGCGGAGAATACCCGTGAAAGAATCCGGGCGTGATGACCGTCTGAATCGTCATCCCGAAGTCGCCGCCCTGGTCAAGCCTATTCAATATGTTCCAGCAAACGGCGGCGCGGCGGGTGATGCTTGGGCCCCGGTCCTCGCCGTACATGCCCTGAGATATGCGGACGACATCCTTGACCGTGAATATGTAAAATCCCCTGAGCCTGTCCGGCAGCTCGTCCGGCGGCACCCCGTACCAATCGGCGGGCGTCACGGGGATCATGGCGGGCTCACTTGGGGAGGGCTCCGGTGGCGGCGGCTCATGGGAGGGCTCCGGCGCTTCCAGCATCGCGTTGACGACGGGCGCGGCGAGGGCCTTGAATGCAGCGGTTGTGAGCTCCGGTGGGGGCGCGTCGGTCGCCATGGGCGTGGGGCATTGCGGTCCGGAGAGTGTAACGATGGCAAGAGCGACAAGGGCGAGTAGTGCGAAATATGTACGGATTATCCGCCTCATCCTGCCGCCTTTCTCTTCAGCGCCGATGCGATCTCCTTGGCGCAAGTGCTGCATATTGTTTTGCCGGAGAATTCGGCCGTATCGCCGACCGAACCGCAAAAGATGCAGCCGCGCTGATACTTATGCAGGACAACGGCGTCCTCTTCGGTGTAAATTTCGAGAGAGTCGCCCTCGTTGATGTTGAGTACCCGCCGCAGCTCGATGGGAAGGAC